CCTGTACAGGGAAGTAGGTGAACTTGTCATCTGAGATAAATGCCCAGTCGAACAACGGTGTAGTGATACCCGGAATCAACAGAACGCTTATCGAGTCAGCCATCGTAGCAGCATCAGTCAATGCTTTTGTGACGGCAAACACATTGATAGCGTCTGAGCCAGTTACGGAGTCAGTCGCTACCTTGGTAGTAGAAGTAACCAGTATGTCAGTCGCCCCAATCGTTGCGTCGGTCAGAACCTTCACAGGGCTTCGAGTCGCTGCGTCCGCTGCTGTTACTGCGTCAGTGCGGGCTGTCTCAAAAGACTTAGCCGCTGCATCTGCCATAGTTGCAGAGTCCGTCACATTAGGACGGGTGAAATCTTTTGCTGCTGCGTCAGAAGCAGTTGCTGTGTCAGTAATGTTCGGGCGGGTGAATGACTTCGCCATCACCTCAGTAACCGTTACTGGGTCTGGGTCAGCGTCTGCGTCAACAATGTCAAAGTCAAAGTTGTAGCCCGGAGTCTTGGCGATGAAGTCAGTCATCGTGACTGCATCGGTCAATACCTTGGCAACCGCAAATGTGTTTACAACATCTGTCGCAGTAGCTGTATCACTAGGGTTTGTACCTATATCGAATGGCCCAAATGTATCCGCAGCCGTCACCGAGTCGGTCTTACCCAACCCCGGCGAAGTGAAGGAGGTATCCGCCGTAGTCACCGAGTCGGCAACATTGGGTCGAGTAAGTTCTTTTGCAGCCGCGTCCGTTGCCGTCGCACTATCAGCAACAACTTTGGCTGTGTTAAAAGTGTTGATGGCGTCGTTAGTAGTAACCTCGTTCGTCAAAGACTTGCCAACATGTTTGGTGTTGATAGCATCTACAGAACTTACGCTATCAGAGGAAACCTTGCCGACGGACTTAGCGTTTGCGTCTGTCGCTGTAGCTGCATCTGTAAGGGTTTTCCCTACTGTCTTAACATCTGTGTCCGCCATGACGATAGGGTCTGGGTCGGCATCAGGGTCTGTCGGGTCGAAGTCTATGTTGCCATAGAACATCCGATTGACTGCATCAGTCATCGTCACAGAGTCTGTAAACGAAGTATCGAATGAAATAGCCACGTCGTCAGTGGCTGTGGCAATCTCAATGAGGGCTTTACCAACAGCAATCTGACGGAAGTCAGAAAGTGAAACAGTCTGGTTTTCGAGTACGCTGGTCGGTACAACAAACGCTGTCATTGCAATGACTGGCGTAGGCTGTGTGGCAATAGAAACACCCCGAGCGGCCACAGCAGCAGATGCTGTCGAAGCGGCAACCGCCACTGACAGAACCGTTGTTGCTACTGCGGATACTCGGATGTTGGACACTTAGAAGTTCTCCCGCACAGTAAAGCGTAGGGTGTCATACACAGTTTGGATTTGCCCATCAAAACTAATAACAACCTCACCTTCGTACATGCCGGGGTCTACATCAAGTACACCACCAGCAAAATTGAATTGCACCTGCCCAGTTGTACCACCGCTCAGCTTAGAGCACGCAATAGTATCTAGTAAAGTGGTTGTACCAGCTTCACGGAATTTAACTGTAACTACCGTAGTAGCCAAAGATAAGTCGATTGGTGACCCTGTATTGTCGTCAGTCAACGTGAGAACAATGACTGGTCTCTCGTCGCCTTTTACTAAACGAATGACATCAACAGCCATAGTGTCCTCACGCGAAAGGGCGCATCTGCACGTACATCGAGGCTCTTGCTGCTCCGATATTCGCTCTTGCTCTGCGCTCAGTTATTTTAGAAAGATACTGCTTGGCATGGTACGTAGCCAACTCACGGTCACTCCAGTTTTTGTTTGGCATGACAAGAAGATGCTGCAACGCACCGTGCATGATGACGTTCTCTAGGTCATCAAATACTGACTTGTCCATCCCAGTAGACGTACGTAAGGGCTTGAGAACCACAATCATCTTGAGGTCGTAAGCCTTGGTGTCGTCAGGTAACGGGGCAAGAACAAAGTTATCTGGGTCAAGCTGGCAAACAAACCGAGGGTCTGAGCGTTGGTCAGGGTCAAGGTCAGGCCAGTTAGGGTACTTCATGTACAACTGCTCAAGGGTCAGAGGCTCAAGTGGTGAGCCATTGACGGCAGCAGTGATGAACGCATGTACCTCAGTCTGCAATGGGTTGTTGTAGGGGTACTCATACACCCCCGGAGTCAAGCGAATAGAAGGCTGCTCGTAGCGCCATGCAAGCGTACGCTCGCAAGTCTCAATCGCTGAATCACGAATATGTTGCTCTAAGATTGGCTGAGGACAGCCCGGCACACTCGCCGCAAGGCGTGTAGCCAACGAGAGAAATGTACGAGTACTCATGATGCGATTACCTGTTCGTTAGGTAGACCCGCTTCTTCCGTGTCAGTCAGTGACCTAGCCTGTGCACTTACACCCAATGCTTGAGTGAAGGACTGCTGGAACAACTGCGCACGGTTAGAGTTCACATGCTCGTTGTCAACCGACTCAGCCAAGAACACAGTGCCGTCAACCACAACAGGGAAGAACGCATCTGGCAGTAACTCTACCGTCTGAGCACCAGTGTAATTAGGAGGGGTCTGTGCATATTCCCCAATAAGGACTTGTCCTGCGGGGGCTTTAGGGTAGATGAAGAACTTGTTAGGGTTGCGCACATGACGCATCCAGTTGACAGCAGTACCTGCTGCGTCATTCATCCAACCGGGGTATGTCTGGTCAAGCGAATTACGGTCAACCTCAGTCACACCCGCACCATCTTTAACTTGGAAAATCTCGATGATGCGAATAGAGTCCGACGGAGGGGACTGAATAACAGCCCCAGCCGTACAAGGAATCTCTCCGATGTAGGCAAAGAGGTCAGGACGCAATACAGACATACGCTTCAATGCCTGATTGGCAAAGCCCAACAACACCGCATCACTGTAGCGTTGCGGTGCGCTGATGTCTTGTAGAAGGCGGCGAGCCTCTGTGACTACATCATTGAGTATCATTCGGGTAATCCCCTAGACGCATCTGCGTTAAGTTCTACGTTGACAACAGGAGGCTCAACTGGAATTTCTTCCACAGGAGTTTCCAACTTCAGACCTGTCTTACGACCAGTTTGCTTCTTCGGAATGAACTTCTCAGGGAAGGCTTCTTCTTCAGTTACTTCCTCGACCATTGGGTTTTCAGCCAATAGCTCAGTGTAATCGTAAATGAAACCATCTCGTTTATTTCGCAGGTAACGTGCCATGCAACTCTCCTTACTTTTTTGCTGCTCTCATATTATCGACCAAGTTGGGGTATTTACGCCCCGCTTTCTTAGCCGCCGCTTTCGCCTTTGCTTTCTGCTCTGGCGTCAAAGGCTTCGATTTACCGAGTCCTTTAGGTCTTGGTTTGTCCCAAACTTCTTTCACCATTTCACCTTGTCCGCCCAGTATGCCGCAGACATTTTGCCTTTGGCAATGTTTTTCGCATGACGTGCCTTAAATGACTTCTGACGAGCCGTCGCCTCTTTGTCGCCACTCACACCTTGCTGCCCAAAGCGAATGACTTTTTCTTGTCCGCCAGAACACGCTTTAACAACATGCGACTTCGTTGCATGACCCGGAGTTTTCTTCGGTGAGTTACAAGCCATCTCTGACTTTTTGATTGGCTTAGCCATGATTAGGCTTTCTCGTAAAACAACACGATGCTTGTGTTGGTAGGTAAATCAACATATGCCCCAGTAAGGAACAACATGCCGGGATTCGGAACAGGTATGGTGTTCACACCCTTACCTAAAGCTGGGATTTGGCAGTGTGGGGTATCCCCACCACTAGGAGCAGTGAGTTGGTCGTAGATGTCTACATCGACATCTCCGCTGCCCTTATGCACTACACACACTTGCCTTAGATAAAAACGCCCTGTGATGGCAAGACCATCGGCAGTTACTTGAATTACTTCTACACCTGCTGACATATCGTTCTCCTATGTAAGAAGGGGGCCGAAGCCCCCATTCTTTATGCGCAGTCTTGTACCAAAGCCCAAACGCGAACGACAGCCTTGTCAACACTGTTAGAGTTCAACAAGAAGTCGATAGTGTCGGCAGCACTGTAGTACTTACCATTGGTGTAGCCAGCGACCGTGTTAGGTGCAGCTTCAGCCAAAGTAAGAGCCATCGCGCCAGACGCAACGCTGTTCAAGCTGATGTCGTTTAGGTAGCCGTCAGTGTCAGAACCGTCGCCCAAGTCGAAAGTTGCAGTAGCACCTTCGGCAGTAGTAACGTCGTAACCAACGTGCATCACAAGAGTTTTTGCCGGGATAGGCATAATCTCAAGCACATCACCAGAAGCCAAAGCAGTAGCGTTGGCAGCAGTGCGAGCAGCAGCAATTGCAGCGAAGTCAAGTACAACTTCCATACGAGTAACTTTATTCAAGCCCTCAGCACGGAATCCAGCAGAGCCTTTGTTAAAGCCCAAAGAATCGGTATACGTAGCCATTTCAAATCTCCTAAAAAGTTGCAGTAGAGGGGCCGAAGCCCCTCACGGTTTAAGCCAAAGTAACAATACCTTGAGCCAATGCTTCAGGTTTCACCACTTTGTAGCCATAAACTTGCAAGCCACGGATGACGTTACCGAAAGTAGACTCAGCACGCAAAGACTCCATCTCAGTCATTTGAGAGGCAAAAGTGAAGCCCATCTTATGACCAGAAATGATGCTGAACTTGCCAGAAGTCACAGACAAGTTGTGGCTCATGTACACAGTAAAGCGGTCAATCATACCCAAACGACCGTTACGCAACACAGACACGCTGTCGCCAGTCAAAGATGCGTCTTTCAGGTCAGACTTCTTAATCATGCCAGCCATCTTGGCAGGAATAATCAGGAAGCGGTCACCCTCAGGGCAGTTAGCTTCGTCAAGCACAGTGCCCATGTCTACGATGTAGTCAAGCACGTTAGTCTTGGTGATAGCAATTGGAGTACCAGTTGTGCCCAAGTCGATGTTGCCAGTGATACGACCAGCAGTTGCGCCTTTGTTCAAAGCAGAAATGTCTGGAAGAATGTCTGTCAGAACGCGTTGGTCAATCTTAATCTTCATACGCTCAGAAGCGTCTTTAGACCAAGTGTCCATCATGTTCACGTCAGACTGTACCTTGTCCACGTCGTCTTCGATACAAGCGAAGTACTCGCCCTTGTCGATAACCAACTGAATCTTTGGCTTATCAGGATTCTCAACGCTCAGGGTTTGGCCCTTAACGTAAGTCTTGATAGAGATTTCAGGAGTGGTACGGATATTAACCGTGTCACCCATGCGGCGAATCTCGCCTTCATAGTTGGTGTTAGAGATTGCTGCGAGCACAGTGGCGTCGTAGAAATTCTCAATAAGTTTGCCAGACCAAATCTCTGGAATGAAGTTGCCCGAATAATTCGGACGACCAGCAGCTACGGGAAATCCCATGATATTACTCCTCTAATCAAGCGTTAACAGTTATGCGATTTTCTCGCTGTGCAGCGAAAATATCACGTTCAATGCGGTCACGCTCTGCTTCGCGCCCTTTGTACTTACCTTGACGAACATCGTTGAAGAAGGTTTTGATGTCATCAGGGCTGTAGGTCTTGGCGTTTGTTCCTGTTGGGTTACCTGTGCTGCGCCCTTTACCGGGGGCAACTTGGCGTTCCAACTCGGAAGCAGACACATTCCGGCGGGTGTTTTGAGCAACATTGGCTTGTCCAGTAATCTCAAGCCAAGACTTAAAGAAACTACCAACTCGACGTACATCGAGGCTGCGCTGTGCATCCTCTAGGATGGTTTGACGACTGATACCCGACATTGGGTCAAACTCAAGAAGCCATGATTGGAACTCTGGGTCTTCGTTGATGTCTTTCCAGTTAGGGATGGCAGTAGCCAATTCCGACCAGAATTGCTGTTCGACAGTCATAGCCTGACGTTGTGCGAGGTTGTGAACCTGTGGCACGACGTTAACCTGCAACTGCTGAAGCATCCGCTCAATCTGCACAAGTTTCTGAGCAACAGGGATTAACTCCTCACGCGACACTTTACGCATCACGTCAAGCGATTCTCCATATTCCTCAACATCTTTCTCGGTAACAAGTGGGTCAACTTGCGTTTGCGCCATGTTACGTGCGGAAGACTGTTGTGCTGAGATGGTTGCCAGCAACTGCTCCATCTGCTGCAAACGACCTGAGAGTTCTTTGTTCTGACTATGCAGACGTGGAACTTCGGCGTTGTACATGCCTTGGAGCGTACGGTATTTTTGGTTGAGATTTTCTTCTGAGCCTTTTTCTTCACCACTTGCGTGCTCAGCGCCGGGTGATTGAGTAGCACCGTTCGTGTCAGCGTCTGCGTCGGCGGTCGGAGTGCTGTTAGCAGCATCTGTTTTGGGCGGAGTTCCACCGTCGGCTTGAGGATTTTGTCCCTCGCCATTGGTTCCATCACCATTAAGTTGTGCGTACAGTTCTTGAACTGCCTCGGTCTGTTTACGAATTTGCTCTGGAAGTGCCATAGTGAAACGCTCCTATCGGTATGCGTGGATTAGACGGCGAGTCATATCAGTTAGGACTTTGCCGCTAGTTCAGGGGACTCTTTGGCGAGCTTGTAAATCTCGCCCAAAACTTGGCATCGCCCCTGCATCAATGCCGCGTTGTTTACCGCAGATGGTAGCTGCTCTAGCTCGTGCATACGCCATGTCTTCAACCAGTCCAGAATCTCTGGATGCTGACGCACAGCGATAGAAAGAGCCTTTACAACTGATGGGTCAGGACGTATCACGGCTGACCTCCACTACGATTCATGACTGTATTCGATTCCATTCCACCTTTGGGTGCTCCATCAGGTTGGAGTGCCGCTCCAGTGGGCTGCTGTGCAGCCTGTTGTGCTTGAGCTTGCTCCGCAGCCGCTGCTACGCGGGTCTGATAAGCGAGTTTGTCCCGAGATGGAATAAGTTCGTCCACAGGCATTTGCAACCCTTTAGCCACTTCACGAAGAATCG